TGAGATCCATGAGATGGTTCAGAAGAGATATGATCTCTATCAGAATAACCAGCAATCACACCCTATCTTTGTTGCTACACTTAAAGACGAGCCCTTGAAGATGGCAAAGATTAAGGCTTTCAAAACAAGAGTTTTCTATGGTGGACCTGTTGATTTTACTATTATAGTAAGAATGGCACTTCTATCATTTTTAAGACTCTCAATGAATAATCCTTTTGTTTTCGAATCTTCACCAGGTATTAATGCACATGGCAAAGATTGGTCAGATTTATATAAATATCTAACCAAATTTGGCGAGCATAGAATGATCTTTGGTGATTTTTCCGATTACGATATTACAATGCGTGCTAGTTTGATTCTACACGCATTCCATATGATTGCTGAATTTCATCGATTATCTGGTTGTTCTGAAGAGCATCTCAAATTAATAAGAGGTATAGCTTATGACATAGCCTATCCTCTTGTTGATTTTAATGGTACTCTTATTACTATGTATGGGAAAAACCCATCCGGCCATCCTCTAACTGTTGTTATTAATGGTTTAGTTAATTGTATATATATGCGTTATTGTTATAGAACTCTCAATCCTTTGAGAGAGGTATATACTTTTAACGATATGGTACATTTAACCACGTATGGTGATGATAACGGGCAAGGCGTTTCCCAGGATATTAGTTGGTATAATCACACATCAATAGCTCATGTTTTGCGTGAGAATAATGTAACATATACTATGGCTGATAAGAGTTCGACTTCTGTCGATTTTATTGATATAAAAGAAGCCGATTTTCTTAAGCGAAAATGGAGATATGATGAAATTCTTCAAGAATATATGGCACCTCTAGAAAAATCTTCAATCATTAAATCATTGATGATAGGTGTGAAATCTAAAGCCATAACTGATGAGGTTCATATTGTCGAAATCTTTCATTCAGCTATGTATGAATTTGCTCATCATGGTGTGGAAGTTTACAATGATTGGTTAATCAGATTAAGGAAATATATTGAAGAATTAGATTTACAAGATTACTTTGTTGATAGAC